AAAGAGGTGGTTATGGATCAGCAGTCTGATGGCACTGACATCATTGAGACGACCCAGAGGTTCGACGGACTAATCAAGCTGAACAAGCAGATGAATAACGACTACCGCGCCCACGCTACGGTAAACACGCAGCGTCATATACAGCATGTGGCGGAAATACCAAATGTCGTGTATAATCACCTGCTAGAGACACTAGGCCCGCCCGCGCAGAATCCAAAGGCGTGGAAGGCTTGGCTGAATAATAGTGAGAACCGAGACTTTAGAACAGGCGGCGGTAACATCTAATGGCAATTGCGACTTACACAGATTTGCAGACATCCATAGCCAATTTTCTGGCGCGTTCTGACCTGACCGCACAAATTCCTGACTTTATTGCGCTGGCTGAAGCCTCTATGAGCCGCGAGCTAGAGACACGCAGTCAGGAAAAGCGGGCGACTGCAAGCACTGTGTCGGGCAACGAATATCTGAGCTTGCCAACTGACCTGCGCGAAGTCCGGGAAGTCAAATTAAACACCTCGCCGCTGACCGTGCTGAGATATTACAGCCCTGTGGCATTAGATGAGCAGTACGCATCAGAGGGCGGCGGTAAGCCAAAGGGCTACAGCATTGTGGGCGATGAGATAAAACTTCGCCCTGTGCCTGACGCAACCTATTCTCTAGAGATTGTCTATATCGGCTCAATTGAGGCGCTGTCTGCGACCAACCTCACAAACACAATTCTTAGCCGGTCTCCTGATGCCTACCTTTACGGCGCACTCGCTGAGGCTTATGCTTACCTTCTTGATGAGGCTAGGGCGTCTCAGTATATGGCTCGATTTGACAAGGCTTTGGCACAGATCAAGGTTGACAATCAACGCGCCCATTACGGAACTGGTAGCCTTCAAATCAGTAGTATTTATCAACGCCAATCGCAAGCTGCGGGGACTTAAATTATGAGTGCAATGAGTGACTACCTCGAAAACGAGATATTAGACCATATTCTGGCAACCGGCGCATATACAATGCCGACCACTGTCTACGTTGGCCTGTCCACTGGGTCGTTTAACGACGACAACAGCGGCACTGAGCTTTCCGGCAGCAACTATGCGCGTGAGAGCGCAGCGTTTACTGCCGCATCCTCAGGCACAACTTCAAACAGTTCGGCGGTTGAGTTTAACGCAGCAACCGGCTCTTGGGGTTTGGTTTCGCACTTCGGCATATTTGATGCGCTAACCAGCGGCAACTTGCTTATCCACGGTGCGTTCACAACTGCCAAGACAATAGCGTCTGGCGACATCCTGAAAATACCGACAGGTGACTTAGACATCACCGCAGCTTAGAGGCGGGTAGATGGCAACTAACACCCCACAGCTTGAACAGTTAACTGGCAGCATTGACGCGCTGCCAGCGTCTCTGGACAGCCTAGACGCCCTGCCTTGGTGTAATCCTACACTTGAGCAGCTAGACGCGTGGGGTACGCTTGAGCAGCTAGACGACTTCGGCTACACGCTGGACGAGCTTGGCTCAGGCGACAGGTTGTGCGTACTTGTTGGCAGCGGTGCGGCGTCCGTCGCCCTGACGGCGACTGCTTCGATTTTGTTTGCCACAGAGTTTGCGGGCGCGGCAACGATAGCCGCGACAGCCTCGGCAACGCCTCAGCGCGTGCAGCATTTTGATGGGGCGGCATCTGTTGCCGCTACATCCACAGGCACGGCAAACCGCATACAGAATATGGCTGCGTCTGTCACTGGCGCTGGCAGTGTAACCGCAAATGCAATATTTATTGCATCTTATGGCGGGTCTGCGACTGTCGCGTTCAATGCAACGGCTCAGGCGTTCTTGGTTTTTGCGGTATCAGGTCAGGCCACAGCGGCAATCACTTCAACATCTGTGCCGGTCGCCACGTTTGCGATGTCGGGGTCGGCAAATGTCGCGGTCAGTGGTACAATCGCCGGAGAAATATTAGGCGAGGCTTGGGCAGGCGAGGCAGACACGGCGTCGGTTTGGACTGACACTGTTGACGTTTCAGCTATCTGGACAACCCAGACAAGCACAACCGGAGTTTGGTTAGGACAATGATACAGTTTGGCGAATGGCTGCCCGATCAGCCGGATTACTCAAATGCTGGCGTGACTGAGGCTACAAATGTAATTCCTGCGGCTAATGGATATCGTAGCCTAAATGGCTTTGTCGAATATTCTAACAGCGCAGACAGCACTATTCTGGGTATCTTTTCAGCTAAAAACTCATCTGGTGGTGTTCGCCTCTTTGCTGGTGACGCCGCAAAATTATACCTGTTTAATCAGACAGGTTCTACGCTGGATGACGTTAGCGTGGCTGGTGGATATTCCCTTCTATCATCAGAGCGTTGGCGTTTTATTAAGTTTGGTGAAGAAGTTATCGCTGCTGGCGGTATCGGTGAAAGCCTGCAAAAGTTTAACGTGTCTACTGACAGCGCGTTTAGCGTTTTGTCAGTATCTGCGCCAAAGGCAGACTTTATTGCCGCTGTACGCGATTTCGTGTGGACTGCAAATATTGACCAGGGTTCTGGGCGAGTGCCTTACCGCTGTTACTGGTCTGGCTTTAACGACACAACAGCTTGGACGGCAGGCACGGATCAGTCTGACTTTCAAGATATACCGGATGCTGGCGCGATAACCGGGTTAGTCGGGGGAGAATACTGCACCATTTTGATGGAACGAGCTATTGTTCGCGCCACTTACACTGGCCCGCCGTTAATTTGGCAGTTTGATAAAGTCGAGACTGCTAGAGGATGCCAAGTGGCTGGCTCTGTCTGCAACATTGGTCATATGGTGTTTTACCTATCAGATGATGGTTTTTATATGTTTGATGGGTCGAAAAGTCAGCCAATCGGGGCGGAAAAAATAAATCGTTTTTTCTTCGATGACTTTAATTTCGGCTATAAAGACAAAATGACATCTGTTGTTGACCCGCAGAACCAGTTAGCTATCTGGTCATATGTTAGCAACAGCTCAAAGGATGACACGCCCGACAGATTGCTTGTTTTTAACTATGCGTTAAACCGTTGGTCTATTGCTAATGTCAAGGCAGACCTAGTGGCACCATTTTTTACTGCTGCCTATACCTTGGAGAGCCTTGACCAGATTAACGCTTCGTTAGATGGCCTGCCTGCCTCTCTCGACAGCGCGTTGTACAAGGGTGGTCAGTATCTGTTTGGCGGTGCGTTAGGTAGTAAGATTCACGCGTTTTCTGGCGATCCACTTGAAGCCACAATTGTGACTGGGGAGACTGGCTTGGCTATGGGCAACCACAATATAGTCACGCGGATTTACCCCTATCACGAGGGCGGCTCAGTCGAGTTGTCCGTTGGGCTTAGAGGAACGCACACAGACCTTGTCTCTTACACTGCTGGCGGTACAACAAACGCCGCTGGCTTTGTACCGTTCAGGGCGCAAGATCGTTATCACAGGGCTAAAATGGTGCTTACTGGTCAGTGGTCGTATGCACAAGGTATGGACATTGAGGCCAGAAAAGTTGGGCGCAGATGACTGTTGAGCAGCGTAACACTAACTTTCGCACGTTAAACCCTGTCACGGCCACGACACGCGAAGTTGCAGAGGTACTAAACAGAACCGTTGACGGTGGCCTAAACAGCGTCGGATACACTACTCTGGCAAGCGGCACGACAAGCACAACCGTTAGCGACCCTCGGTATGGGGTGCAGAGCGTTGTCTTTTTTACCGGATATAACGAGACTTTAGAACACAGTTACCCATTCGTTAAAAGCACAAGCACAAATGGGTCTATGATAATTGAGCATAAGAACCACGGACATAATGTAGATGTTGCCTACCTTATTATTGGATGAAAACCGAATTAAGTCGAAGTTTGAGGAAAACCGCAAATACATTGCGGATGCGCTTGAATATTCCGGCGGCACGCACTCAATCGACGATGTTTACCAAGCCTGCGCGGTTGGTGAGGCACAGTTACATCCGTTGGAAAAGTCGTGTATTATAACCGAAGTTGTTGACTACCCCAGCCTAACCGTGTGCCGAATCTGGCTTGCAGGCGGTGATTTAGATGAGCTGGTCGAGGCTGAGAAGTCTATTGCAGTTTGGGCTAAGGCTCAGGGCTGCGACGCGATGGAGATAAATGGCCGCAAGGGCTGGCAAAGACAACTGAAAGATTACACCGCAACGTCGGTGATTTTGACAAAGGAATTGTAAGATGAGCAAAGGCGGCGGTGGAAACACCAGACAGATCACCCAGACGACCAGTGCGCCGGAATACGCACAACCGTTCTTAGAGTATGGCTTGTCTGAGGCTAAAAACCTATACGGAAATCAACCGCAATTTTACCCCGGTCAGACTACTATAGGCTTTTCGCCTGAATCTGAAATGGCTCTGTCAGGAACCCGCCAGATGGCGATTAACGGCTCGCCGTTTATCAGTGCAACGCAAGACGTTGTAATGCAAAACCTGATGGGTACTAATCCACTAATGAGCGCCGCGTTTAAGCCTGTCGTTGAGCAGGTGCAGGCTCAGGCAGCCAAGGCAGGTCGTTACGGCTCTGGCTACCAGCAGGCAGCCCTTGGTCAGGCTCTTGCGCCTATGGCTTACCAAGCGCAGCAGGCGGCTATCGGGCAAGCCCCGCAGGCGCGTGAGTTTGGCTTTGCTGATCTCAATACCCTTGCCGGTGTCGGCGGTGCGCGTGAGGCTCAGTCTCAGGCAGAGTTGGCGGCTGACATTGAACGCTTCAATATGGAGCAA